GAGGTGCTGCTCCTGGGGCAGCAGCAGACCGAGGGCACGCACCGCGTGCGGTTGCGGTACGTGACGGGGCTTGTGCAGACGATGCGGCTCCTGTGGCGCGGCCGGGTGCTGGAGATCACGACGCTGCTCGAACACGCAAACCGCAGCGAGCACGAGTTGCTTTGCACCGAGAGGGTGGAGTAATGGCACTAGGACGCATTGAACTCTCGGCCGAGCTTGCCGGTTTGGGGCAACTCCAGAAGGACATCGGGCAAGTGTTCGGCAGGCAGCGGGCGGTCGTGATCCTGCGGGCCGCGTTGCAGAAGGCGATGCTTCCGGCAGAGTTGGCTCTCAAGGAAACGACCCCGCTCGGGCCGACGGGCAACCTGCGTCGAGCGATCAAGACGAAGTACGTGGTCTATCGCGATGACGGCGTTGCTGTCGCCCTGCTTGGCTTTCGCCGGGCGGCGAGGGCTGATTCGGAGAGTGCAGCCGGCGGCAGCGTGCGAAAGGGGCCAGACCGCGCGCGACACCAATACTGGCTAGAAGAAGGCACCGACGCGCGGACGATCAGCAAGCCTGCCGACAAGCCGTACACGCGCAAGGCTCACAAGCGAGTAATGAAGTCGGGAAAGGTTGCCCAGGTGCAGTCGCACCCGGTCGCCCGGCAAGGTGGCTACATCGCTTCCAGTTTCAACCGGCTCGGCGGGTTCAAAGGATTCACTCCTACTCCGCGACCGCCGAGGGGGTCGGGCGTGCCGCATCGCGTTCAGACGCGGCCAGGCTACCCGAATGCGTTCTTCCGCAAGTCGGGCACGCCGATCACGATTCCGGCGATGCCTGCCGGTGGTTCTGCCGGTCTTCCGCCACTCCAGACGGCATGGGATCGAACACAGGCTACGGTGGGCGAGATCCTCCAGCGGGAACTCCGAATCAGCCTAGAGCAAGCGATCAGCACGCTCTCGCGGTCTGCCACCGGGAGCATCGACTAATGAGCGTCAAATCCCCCGAGCGTCTGATCGGCGATGCCCTGGTCGCCGCCCCCGCCGTCGCGGAGATCGTGGGCGACCGGGTGTACCCCGTCATCGCCCCCGCCTCGGCGGCGATCCCGTTCGTCACATGGCGTCGGCAGGCGGTGCAGCGGGAAGCCACCCTATCCGGCCCGTCAGGAATCGCTACCGTGACGCTGGCCGTGGATATGTACGCGACCACTTATGAGGCAGTAAGGGAACTTGCCGACCGCTGCCGGGCGGTACTGGATGGTTTCAACGGTGCCTTGGGAAACTGGATTTCAGTTCGCAACGTGTCGCTGCTCAGCGAGAGCGACGGGTTCGTACAACTGGCCGGCGGCGAACTGCCGCCCGTCTACAGCGTGACGCAGACCTACACCATTCTCTGGCAGGAGATCTAGCCCGTGTCATTCGCAACCCCGCATGATACCGCAGTCGCCGGTAACGCCACGACACTCACGCTCGACGCCACGACGTATGTCGTCACGAACATCGTGCTGTCGAACACGAATCCGGGGGCTGCCGGCGATACCCAAATCGACATCGCTCACCTCGGGCAGACGACCGGTGCTCTTGCTGCCAGGATGAGTCCCCCATTGGTCGTGCCGGCCGAGGACGGCGGTTCGGGCCGCCAGGTCACGTTCGACTACATCGGCAAGGTGGTCATCAACGACGGCGCGACCGGCACGTACAAGATTACCGTCGCCGGATCTAACCTCGTCGGTGGCAACTCCGCGAGCTACTACACCGTCCAGAGTTCTACGCTGACGCTGGCGACGAACGACGCCATCCGAGGCCAAGGCGTCATCACCGTCGCCAGATAGGCGGGGGTGACGCATGGCGATTCCGTGCCAGGGGTTCACCTTCACGTGGGGCGGGTCTGCCCTGGCGGAAGTGCAGTCGCTTGAGGCGGACGTGTACCAGGGCAATCTGCCCGAAGGCCGCACGACCGTCTGGACTTCCAAGCTGGGCGAAGTGCGTCTGCTTGGCTTCTCACTGCAGAGCCTGGCCAGCGGCTACGGCACGCGAAAGCGGCTGATTATTCAGTCCCCGGCCAGCACTGCTGGCGGGTCGGTGACGCTCTTCGACTACGACTGCATCTACAGCGGCTACCGCGTCGAATCGACGGCGAACGACGCCGTGAGATTTGCGTTCACCTTTACGATTCAAGACACGGTCGGCGCACAGAGCAACCCATAGGAGAACTTCCAGTCATGGCACTGACGGCAGAGCAGATTCTTTCCGCTGACGACATGGGGCTGAAACGAGTTCACGTTTCGGAGTGGGGAGGCGACGTGTTCATTCGCGTGATGAGCGTCGGCGAGCGGGACGCCTACGAGCGGAAGTGGATCGGCAAGCGTGAGACCGGAATCGACAACTTCCGCACGCAGTACCTCGCTGGCGTGCTATGTGATGAGGCTGGCAAGTTGCTGTTCAGCCGTGACCAGATCGACGCGCTTTCGCAGAAAAGCGGGGCCGTGATGGGGCGTCTGTTCGACGAAGCGATGAAGCACAACCGCATGACCGAGGAGGACGTAAAAGAGTTGGGAAAAGGCTGAACGCAAGCCCGACGCGGCGGTATATGTTTGCCGTCGCTCGGGACTTGCGGATGACGGTTCGCGAGTTGGGCACGCGGATGGATTCCGCCGAGTTCAGCGAGTGGATCGCCTACAACCGCTACTACTCCGCACTGCCGGATTCGTGGCGCGAGACCGCGTTGATCGTGACTGCGTTGGTTGCACCGCACATAGGCAAGAACCAAAAACGACCCAAGCCAGAGGATTTCAACCCGATCGAGCGTCCCCCGCAGCACGAGTCCCAGGATATGGCTGCACTCTTGGCACTGCGCAAGGCACTCGGACTGAACGACGATGGCTAATGTCCTCTCACTGGCGTTGCGGGTCACGGCGGATGCCAGCGGGCTGAAGCTCGATCCGGTGCAGCGTGCGCTCGTCGGACTCGGCGACCAGGCCGACAAACTCACGGCCCAGTTCGACAAGTTCTCAGGCGGCAGCGACGCCGCAGCTGCGGCCCAGGAACGATTCCAGCAGCAGGCTCAAGATCTCATCAACACGCTCCGCGACGGCGGCAGCGCGACGGAGTTTGCGGCCGGGTTCGATCGGCTGACGGAGGCGGCAAACCGAGAGGCTGCGGCATTCCAGCGAGCGCAGCAAATCACGGAAGCAAACCTCACAACGCTGGAACGGTTTGACCGGGCACAGGCGGAACTCAGAGAGCAGCTTGATGCCGGCCGCATCTCGCAAGAGACGTACAACCGAGCCGTGGAAAACTCTGCTAGGGGTCTGACCGCAGCAGAGCGTGCGACACGCGGACTCGACTCGGCGACTGAATCTGTCGCAAGCAACACGCTCCAGTTCAACGAACTCTCGGGCGTATTCGCCGCGCTCCCCGGCCCGATCGGCAACGTGGCTGGACGCATCTCTGGCCTCGCTTCTGCTGGCGAGGGGCTGTCTCGCATCTTTGCAGGCGGCTTGTCGCAGGGCTTTTCGGGGCTTGCGGCGTCGGTGACGGCACTCGTCAATCCCTTCACGCTCGCCATCGCTGGCATCGCTGCCTTCGGTGCGGCAGCGGCAGCCGTAGTCAGCGGCCTGACGCAACTCGACGACCGCGTCGAGAAACTCGGCAACACGGCCGACAAGCTCGGCGTCTCGTTCGAGTTCATCCAGACGCTCGAAGAGGCGGCGCGTCGCAGCGGCACAAGCATTGACGCAGTGAGCGCGGCGTTCGGGCGGCTCCAGAAGTCAGTGCTTGGCGTGGACGAGGAGAGCAAGGCGGCGCAGAAGGCACTCGCCGAGATCGGCGTCACTGCGGAAGAGCTTTCGGCACTGTCGCCTGAAGAGCAGTATCAGCGGATCGGCCGCGCCCTTGCGGACATTGAAGATCCTGCCCGACGCACCGCGACCGCGACGGCGTTGTTTGGGAAGGCTGGGGCTGACCTCATTCCGTTCTTCAACAACATCGGCCCGGCCGCTGATGACATCGAGCGGTACGGTCGAGCATTGTCTGCACTCGATCGACAAAGAATCGACGAGTTCGGTGGCAGCCTGGACGCCCTGGGAGTTGCGACGCAGGGACTTGGCCAGTCGCTCTTGCTGCCATTCGTCGGGCTCGGCGACGGCATTGCTCGCGGGCTGGCCGAGGTCACGGCCGGCATCACTGCGATCGTCGATCCAATCGGACGGATACTAGAGCCGCTTCTGACGCAGATTGGCCGCATCATTGAACTGCTCGGCAACAATGTCGGCAACCTCGGCCGTGTGATCGGCGCCGTGTTCGAGCCGTTTGCTGACGTTGTGCAGGCCGTGTCAGTTGCCCTGGAACCTCTGTATGAGAGCTTCTTCAACTTTTTGCAAAGCATTAACAACGCCGCCGTGTCGGTCACGGAATGGGTCGTGTCGTTCACGCCGATCGGCGCGATCGCCGCAAATGTCGGCGTACTGGGCGAGACAATTTCGCGAGTCGTCACGATCATCACGACAGCGTTTCAGCGTGTCGGCGAGTTCGTGTCAGGGCTTGCTGCCAGATTTGGAGAACTCGTCGCGCAGTCACCTTTCCTTCAGACGCTGGGCGAAATTATCAGCACGGTATTCGGCTCCGTAGCATCTGTCTTCTCAACGATTGCCAATGCCATAGGTGGTTTTGTCGGCCGCCTCTTGACGATTGCCGAGAACTTCCTCGGCATCGACCGGTCT